GAACAGAGGAGAAAAAAGTCATTTGTGTGTTTCCTTTTAAGCAAGTCGAATGAGTGCCGATGTACTGGTGTTAGCAGGCATCGTCACGGTGAAAGTTGCACTAGATGTCTTGTCATTGCCGAAGTCTAGCACGCACACAGCGCCGTTGGCCCCGGCTTTGTAGATCAACGCCCCCCTAGCGGTGATCGCGCCCGTCCAAGACGGAGAGGAAAAGTTGACGAACACAATGCTTCCAGAAGAAGTGGACTCCGTGCCAACCGTAGCTGTTACCACCAGACCTGTAGCAGCATAGTTGCCCCCCGTTGCTTCTCCAGTAGCGGTATATGCTGTGGTGGTCTGGTCAAGCGTGGCAGCGTTGGTGTACAACGCCAAGTAAAAGACATCGGTTGAGAAATCAAACGACCCGCTTGCCAGCCCTGATCGAAGAGTATTGCAACTAAAGTTGCCTGTGAATGCCATTACACAACCCCAGTATTCTGTGGTAGCGGCGCTTGCCGATACTGCCCACTGCGATACGCATCGCTCCGCTCCAGACCATCACCTAGACGTTTGGCCAATGCAAGTGCTTCCATGTACTTCTGGTTGTACCCGGCAATGATATCCATCTCACCCTTCATAAAGGTGTAGGCTTCCACCAAAGACCCGTACAACAGCACGGTGTCAAAGTTGTCACCAAGCCATGTCTGGCCAGAAGCCACTGTGGTGATGGATTCAGGGTAATAATAGTAGTGCAACTCAACGTAATACGTCGCGTCTGGCGTGGGGCCAAGAATAAGAGACAACTCGTTTGTAATCGCTGAACTGACAATTGTGGGGCCAAACAGCGCGTAATATTTTGGCTCGCCCGTAGAATTTGGAGTTGGGTACGCCTGACGGATGAAGTTCACATCCTTGTTGAGTAAATACTCAAACGTGCCTGTATCTAAATCAGCGCCCGTAACACCTGTCACCAACGCCAAAGAATACACAGACAAGAAGTCGTTGGGCAAAGACACGTACTTGTTGTTTGCAGTAATTGCGCTGTACTGGTTCTTGCGAATAGATGGGAACTGAACCGAGTTGTATATACGTTGTTCAGCCTGCGTGATAAAAGTATTGATCTGTGTCGTTGCGGACACAGTACTCCCACTCGCAAGGTACACAGCCGGGAACTGATTCTCGGTGTAGCTCTGAATTGTGTTGTACAACTCGGTGTAGTTCATGCCATCGGGCCTCTGGCCATCAAGCCTTTAGTAGCCGCACCAGTACCACGGATTTTGATGCCGCTGGTTTTGACATCATCTCGGGCTGGATTGCCCATAGATACACGTCGTGCAGGCATACCACCGGGGGTAGACTCAGCCGCGCTCATGTTGTTGGGGTCAGTCTGGTATTTGCCAACACTGTTAATGCTGACAGATTTGCCACTCATAGTGTGCGGCACGGCATAAGTGGCGGCATCGCCAACTTCTTTGCCCATCATTTTTTTACTAAATTTAGCCATTATTTGCTCCCAGATTTTTGGTCCATAACTTTAGCCATGCCACGCCCGTATTGCTTCATCATGTCGTTAGTTTTGCCGCCAGCAGCCATCTTTTTTGCGCCAAGGTGCATGCGTTTTTCGTGCGCCATGACTTCTTTGTCGGCAATTTTCTTCACTGTTTTCGTGTCCATTTCGACTCCTTATGTCGTTGCTACCGTAACTGTACCCAATTGCACGGCTAAAACCAAGTTATTTGGCGTTAAACCAGCATCATTTGCCCTAGAGCCCCCAACAGGGTACCAACCCCATTGAAAGATTCGGCTACCACCACCCGACTCACCATCCGCCAGTAAACCAGATATTACATAACTTCGGTCAGGACGGGGGTTACGCAGACCCTGTGGATCGTCTACTGGAAACTCGCCCAAGTGCAATTGTGGCTGATCTGGGTCCCAGCACTCTGGGCACACCAAAAGATCGTAGTTACGCCCTTTGATGACTTCACGCTTCAAAAGCGTTAGCTTAAAACGCTGGTCACAGCGATCGCACTGGGCAATCGCATTTTTACCAGAGGCGAACCTATTTCCCATTAACGTTAACCGATAAACTGTTGTCGCGGCACAAAACGAATAGACGCTTTTTCTTGGTCTTCGCCAGCCGCTATCTGCCAAGCTTCGTCGTACTGGGCCTTCAACATGGGTATCCGCTCAAAACCAGAAGGAATCTTTCCAGCAATGTAGTACGACAGACCCGCCGCCATGCAGGGGATGAACCTGAACGGCACGTCCATGACGTTGACACCGCCACCTGCATCCTGAGTACGGCGCAGTCTCCAGTACACAAACTGATACGTCTGGGCATTGTCAGGAGTCGGCCAAACTGTGACCGCTGGGACTTGCGCCCAGTACACAGTTGTTCCCGAGGTGTGAGCCGCCGCAGTGGTGTTTTGTTGGCCACGAAAACAGTTAGACAGGGTATTGCCTGTTATGTATCCGTAGTTGATGATCTCGCTGTCAATTTTAATAAATCCAGATGCAGGTAAACCCGTAGCATTGCTCAACACAATATCAGTGGAAGACGAGGTAATTGTGGTGCTCAGAGTCGCGCTCACGGGCGAATTCTGACCGTTGAACCGCTGCACCCAGACTTGGATTGGGCGGGCTTGTTGAATTTTGTTGGGGATCGTAGCGTAGGTAGAAACACTAATACGTGTAATGGTCAAGTCGGCCTGCGTTGCCGCCACGTTCCCACCCGTGCGAATCACATGCTCCAGCAGATCAATGGTGTCGTCTGGCAGAGCGTAGGTGTTTTGCCCTTGAACCAAGTCAATGATGCCCGGCTCAAACGTCCACATATTGATGCCGCGACTGGCCCAATCTGCAAACATGATGTTGAGGCTACGCCGCGCTGTACGCAAGTCGTAACCCGTGCGCAACTCCGAGCCAGCACGCTCGTAGGCTTCCTCAACCAACTCTGTCAGGTCAAGGTTAAATGTTGTTGCGCCAGATGTGACTGCCATTATCTAAACCCTGCTGTTTTCTTTGCAATGTTTTTTGGTTGCGCTACAAACTGTTTACCTGCCGCTTTACCTGCTCGTTTTGCCCGCGTTGTTGCAGCGTACTCCGCAGAGCTAAGACTTTTGATCGCAGCTTCTGGGAGATACCGCTCACCCGTTTTTGACGAAGGCTTTCCCGACTTGGTGCGCCACTTTTGATCGCCCCAATTTTTTAGGGAAGTCTGCGGCGGTTTCAATCTCTGTATCCCCCACCTGCGGCTTTATAGCGTTTAGCCATTACTTGCGCTTTTCTTGCGCTCCATTGCCCTGCGCCTGTACCCACAATTGCCGCAGCTTTGACGCTGTTGAAAATACGTTTGCGTAAACCGGGCTTGGTGTAGTTACCGGCTTCATTTACCTTGGACTTAGTCTCACCACCTTCTTTGTACTCAGTGAAGTCAGTGTCATCCCGACGTGCCTTGCGGATGCCTTTAGGCATTTTAGATGGGCTGATACTGCCCATTCCGCGTGAGGCCATCATACAAACCTGCCCTTGGTTTTACCCTTGGTAGCGCAGCCATCAGCACGTTTGGAAGCAGTCATGCCGCCAGAAGCCTTCTTGACGGGCGCTGACGCACTGTCAATATCTTGAGGCGGGCTACCTTTGCCTTCCGTGTAGATACCTGCATTCTGCTTTTTATCGTAGTCTGCAAGTTCTTTAGCCGTTGGGCCACCTTGCTTACCGCGACCTGCGCCAGCGTTATATTCAGCCATGATTTACCCCTTTAGCAGGCGCGACCGCCCTTAGCCATCATCTTGCCTTTGGTCTTGCCTTTTTGAGCAATACCATCAGCGCGACTAGATGCAGAACCACCAGAAGCCATCTTTTTAGCCATGCCGCCGTGTTTCATTGCGCCTTTACCGTCACCGATAAACGCAGGTTTGCCGTCTTTCATGGGCATACCGCCATCAGCCATTTTCTTCATACCGCCTTTTTTCATGCCCATCATCTCGGCCTTCTCATGCTTCATCATGGAAGCAGGAGCGCCTTTTTTCTTCATGAAGGCCATCTCTTTACCAAGCATTGCTTTAGAGTCTTTCATTTCGCCACCTTTTTTAAAAAGCTCGCTTTTACCCTGTCGAGTTTCAGGTTTGTTGATCTTCTGAAGGTCTGCGCGGCTGCGAGTTCCCCCAAACTTCTTGCCTTTGTCCGCCGTAGCAAAGTCCTGTCCCACGCTTTGAGGAACTTCAACCTTCTTGGCAAACGCTGGATTGTTAGCCACCGCTGCCATAAAGTTATGTTGTTTCTTACTTGTTGACGGCATCTTTATGCGCCCACCGTTGTACGGTATCAGTTTCCCAAATGCGGATAACCATCCACACAATGGTCAATACGCCGCCAATAAGTGCTACCACGGGAGTCATCCACCCTAAGAACCCACCAAGGCCCATCACAACTGCCGCACCGTCAACCATGGTCTTTGTGTCGTGGTTCATGTCAGTACATCTTTCCACGGGTTTTACCCCGTTGGGCCATACCATCCGCACGGCGAGAAGCAGTCATACCACCTTTTTTCATTGCGGCTCCAGCAGCCCCAATAACGCCAGCGGGTGCCATGGATTGCATAGCCATCTGTTTCTGCGCTTCCTTGTCTTTCATTGCTTTTTCAAGCAACGCAGAGCCTTCGCCACCTTCTAGCCCTGATTTCATCCCAAGGGCTCTTGAAAGCGCCTGAGGGATTGCTGTTAGACCACCTAGCAATGCTTTACCAACATCGCCACCTTCGTCAAACCGTTTAGCTTTTGCCATGATATGTCCTTAACATTTCCAAGCCCGAAGGCTTTTGTTAATCCGTGAATTGGGGTCTTTGGCTGTTTTGGGGCTGGTCAGCTTTTTCTTCATCCCAGTCATCCTTGCACAGAAAGAGTCGCGCCTGCTGCCGCCCTCGGGCTGCGGTGCTTTCAGACCCGGCTTGCCGGGATTGGCTTTGTTGTAGGAAGCCCGTCCCTTGGCGTTCAAGCCGCCCTTCTCGGATTTGCCTTCCTTGCGTTGCCATGCAGGGGACTTAGCCATAGCACACCGTAATGCCAGTGGGTGCGGTTGCCACGGCGGTATACCAAATTCCATTTGGAAAAACGATACCTTCGCCCGGCAAAATGACATTGGTCATATTGGAGTTTGAGCCAGTGTCCAACTCCAACAAAATGTTACCACCTGAAGCGTCCAAGAAACGCGCCATACCAGCAGTTGCGCCGCCGGTAATGATTACCGATTTAAGGCGGACACGCCCAGATACAAGGGCTAGGTTTGTTTGTGCGCCGGTAGCATGGGCGGATTTAACGTCTGTTTGCATTGCCATAATCAATCTCCTTTAAAAAGGGGCCGAAGCCCCATTGGGTTGATTAGGTTGTCGAGAACGGTGTTGCAACAGTGCCTGAACCGTTTACAGTGCCGGTGACCATATAGCAGTTTGCAGCAACAGCAACGATTTCGATGAATGTGCCAGCAACGCCGCCGGTTGTTCCGCCGTTGAAGTTGATGACGTCAAAGGTGTCTGCGGCTAAGGCGTTGTACGCAACCAAAGCGTCAGATGAGTCGGTGTCAACACCAAACAAAGTGCCAATGAACAGGTCTGTTCCGTTGGTGGCGATCCTCAGCGAGCTTGTAGTGATGGTTGTGGGAACCCAAATCGTGTACAAAACACCTTCGTTGTTCAACGTGTTGGGGTCTTGGCCAGGGCCAGAAGTTGCGGGGTCGGTTGAAGCGTTGATAGCTGGAAGCGTCACAGTTGTGGTAGCAGCTAAAGCGCCACCGACACTAATTATGCGACCACCATGAGCTTCAGGACTCAAAGTGGTGCTAGAAGTGATTGCAATAATAGCGCCTGGGCCTTGTTGATACAAACCGCCCAATGAACGAACTGGGCCTTGAAACGTAGTGCGTGCCATGATTTTTCCTTACATGCAAGTGGGGCGTATCTGTCTGCATGTCGTCAGCCGGGACTGTCAGATACACCGGAAAACCCCGGAATGGTTTGAATATACAGCAAAAGAAAAGGAGGCGCTAGCCCCCTTTTCTCAAGTCGCTTACGCGCCTGCTGAACCCCACATACCGAGAGGATCAGACCAGCCGAAGCTGTAACGCTCACGAGCTTTGTAACGGACGTTGCCGGTATCAAAATCACCATCCATCGAGTTAGCCAGAGGCATACGCTCGAAATGCTTCATGCCGTTTGGAACGTCGGTAATCAAATACCAGCCGTTTGTGTCGGTCAAGAAGTTGTTGACGGTGTAGCCTTCAG